ATGGACATGATGTTGCATTCTTCTCTGCAAGAAACGAGTCACAAAGAAGTCTTACTGAAGCTCAGATTGATGAGTGGATTGGTAAGGGTCATCAAGGATTGTTCCTTAGACCCGAAGGTGACTACAGACCCGATGAAGTATTCAAATCAGAACTTGCTGACAAATTCGAAGAGTTTGGTGGAAAGATTGACATCGTCTATGACGACAGAAACAAAGTTGTTGAGATGTGGAAAAAAAGAGGAGTCAATGTGGTTCAAGTTGCAGAAGGAGACTTTTAGACTTGACACCACTAGTACACTTTTGTTATACTATGTACATAGAGTTGATAATAAAGAGGTAAATTAATTGTCATTACACCATAAACTAAAGAATTTCAGAAATCACCATGAAGACACATATGTCTATCTTGTTAACTCAAGGAATGGTGATAATCATTATTTAAAATCATGTTGGGAACAGTTAGTTTCGAAAGGTACTTTATCACCTAAACAAGTTCAAGGAATTGAAAATTCTAAAGAGTTTGAGAAGAAGAAAGTAATCCGAGATAAGAAAATCGAAGACAATAAAACTAAAGAACCTACTGGAACTTATGTTGGTACTCTAAAGAAGAGATACGATATGGTTCTTAAGTTTGTAGATACTAAGACCACAAATCGTGGATTTTACATACACAATTTTGTAGATAGAGAAGGTAACAATTTAATGTGTTTCTCTAATGACGATATTCTATACTTGGAACATGACTTCGCTAGTAATGAGAAACACATACTAAGTAATGATGATTGTTTTTCTTGTAGAGCTACAGTGAATAGACATACAGTAAATATATATACTGATACACCATTTAAACAAACAGTCTTAAACAGAATCAAGTATAACAAATACTTGGGTAATAAAAGACATTTAGAGGAAGGAAACTTATGAATACTGAAATAGTACTCGAAAGAAGAGACATAGTTAAAAGACTATTCTTTTTAAGACAAGCTGAAGAGAGGGCAACAGACCCAGATTTTAAAGCTATGTGGAATTTGAAAAGAACAGAACTTTTACAAAAATTCGATAATCGGGATAGACAACCGTTATAAATATAATTAGAGAAACAAAATCAATAGATGGAAGTTCTCTAACGACTATCGGTGGAACAATTCACATATAATCTCTTAGGAGATAAATAATATTACAAACCACCGAGAGTCAACTTTGTGTATCGCCGAATTATCGGGATACATTTTTTTAACCTTGCTTTAAACAGGAGGTCACAATGACTATAAATGAGCAAATCTGGAGAGACTTATCTCCATTCACGGTCGGATTCGATAATGTTTTTAATAACTTAGACAGAGTTCGTCAATCACCACAAACCAATTATCCACCTTACAATATTCGTAAAGGTAAAGTAGAAGATACTTTCCTTATTGAATTAGCTGTCGCTGGATTTAGTGAGGCAGACTTAACTATTACAGTTAAAGAAACCAATCTTACTATCATCGGAGATATCGGTGAGAAAGATAATGGGTTTATTCATCAAGGAATCTCACAACGAAAATTCAGTAGGAACTTTGTTCTAGCCGAAGATGTAGTTGTAAAAGGTTCAGACCTCTCAAATGGTATTCTTACCATATACGCTGAGAGGATAGTTCCAGAAGAAAAGAAAGCTAGAACTATTGAAATAGGTGAACTTAAAAAAACAGAAAAGAAACAATTCTTATCTGAATAAATAGTATGTAAGTTGGGGTGTCAAAAACTTGACACCTCAGCGTTTGATGATATAATAGATAGTATGTTCAGAAAAATAAAAAACTTTATTAAAAAACTTTTTAGTGAAGATGATTCTGAGCTCGATTATCTGGGTCATGAAGACCCGTATATCGAAATGTTAATTAATCAATCGGAGAAAAAGAATGGGAATTTGGAATAAATTCGTAACTTTCATGATTGGTGAACCTACTGGAGAAAGAGCTAAAGATAGTAAAGGAAGATTCGTCGCTGATGACAAATCAACACCTAATACTAATGAAGCTTACTCGGACGGAAGAACACCAACTAAGAAGAAAACAGTTACAGTTAAAAAAACAGCTACCAAAGGTCGCGGAAGACCAAAAGGTTCAAAAAATAAACCTAAGTAGTGAATAGTATAAATACTCATTATCCACTGTTTGATGGAGGTCTCTATTCAGAGGTTGTACATCAAAATGGTGAAAGAGCTATTAAAATCTTAACAGGTAAGTATCAAGATGTTGTCTATCAATATGGAAAAATTAATATGATTCCACGAGAAGAGAATGAGATACCAACAATAGATTTTGAAAGAGCTGTGAGGTCGTGTCCTGAAGAAATGAAAGATACGATTTCGGATGATGATGAATTTCAACAATTAATGGGAAATATCCTAGTTGAATTACTGGCCAACCAAGGCCTAGAGGAATTAAATAAAAATGGAATATAGTAAAGACTTTATGGTCAGACTAAAAGACGAAATTACAGCTGATGAAGGTGTTAAACTTGAGGTCTACTTAGACCATCTTGGATACCCTACTGTTGGTGTTGGACATCTTATTTTAGAAGCTGACGATGAATATAACCAAGGGGAAGGTTACAAAATTACCCAAACAAGGAGTGACGAACTATTCTACAGAGATATTAATATATGTCTATCAGAATGTGAACGAGGACTTAATGAGTGGACTAGTTATCCCGAAGAAGTACAACTTATCGTTGCAAACATGGCTTTCAATCTAGGTATTACTAGACTCAGAAAGTTTAAAAACTTCTTTTCAGCGTTGAATGACGGTGATTATAAACAGGCTTCTGTTGAAGGATTGGATTCTAGGTGGGCTAAACAAGTCTACAATAGAGCTCATAGATTAATGGACAGACTTCGTTCTGCCAAATAAAAAGGAATATATTATGGAACTGAAAAAAACTATTAGGGATGCCCTAATGTTAAGATACCAAGGTGAGATGGCTTCAGCTAAAGCAAACATCGAGGTTTTTATGAACAACTCTGTTGGTATTGGAGAACATCCAGATATCATAGGAGCTATTGATTCACAACTTGAATTACTAACTAACGCTGAAGAAAAACTTGAAGCTGTTAAGAGTCATTATGTACCCGATAGAGTAATTTGACAAGAATCAATATATTACTAGTAGAAGATTTGACCGACCATTATGGTCGGTTCAGCTCTACAAAAACTCAAATGGTATAGACATAATGGTAAACTACTGTTATAATATATTATACACACACAAAAGACACACATGCATTATTACACAAACATAAAACGATACAAAGATTTCATCCTCGCGAGAGGAGTTAAAAATGGTGAGAAGTATATCAAGAGATTGAAATACGAACCAACACTTTATATCCCTACAAACAAAGAAACCCCACACAAATCAATTAGTGGTGAGTATCTACAATCTAAGAAGTTCGCCTCACCTAGTCAAGCAAGACACTGGAAAAAACAATACGACAACACTGGGATTGATATCCATGGTCTGGAACAATGGGAATACACTTACATCGCTGAGACCTTCCCGTCTGAGATAGATTATGACATCAAGAACATTAACATACTCAATATTGATATCGAGTGTGAATGTGAAAATGGATTCCCAGAACCTACTGAAGCGGCGGAACAAGTCAACGCGATAACCATGAAACTATTTGGACACAAAGAAGTCCATGTTATTGGTTCACATGATTTTGATTTTAAAACTGACGATGAGAATGTGGTATATCATAGATGTAAAAATGAGAGAGAACTACTCCAAACATTCATGAAAGTCTGGGACGACTTAGAACCCGATGTTATTACAGGATGGAATGTTGAAACATTTGATATAGCTTATCTTGTTAACAGAATATGGAAACTATTTGACTGGGATACGGTATTAAAGTTATCACCTCATGGATTAATTACATCAAGAGAATGGTTGTACATGGGTCAGAAGAAAATGATATCATACAACATCGCTGGTATATCTATCTTGGATTACTTAGAGATGTACAAGAAGTTTACCTATAAGACTAGGGAAACATATCGTCTAGATCACATCGCGGAAGTTGAGTTGGGTAAAAGAAAACTCGACTACTCTGAGTTTGGAGCGATGCACCTATTCTATAAACACGATTACCAAAAGTTTTTGGAATATAATATTCGTGACACCGAATTGGTCGAACAGTTAGACGACAAACTACAACTTATGGAACTGGTTGTTACTATGGCATATCAAGCGAAGTGTAACTATGAAGATGTATTTGGAGCTGTAAGATATTGGGATTTAATTATTTTCAACTTCTTAAGGAAGAGAGGAATGGTTCCACCACCTAAGAAGATGTCACAAGATTCAAGAATCGTTGGAGCTTATGTTAAAGAACCTCATGTCGGTCAACACCCATGGGTGATGTCATTCGATTTAAATAGTCTATATCCTCATTTGATTATGCAATACAACATGAGTCCAGATACTTACCAGAAGAAAATATTTAATCAAGAGATTAATGTCAAGAAGTTATTGGAAGGTGAAGTCGACACTAGTATGTTGACTAACACAACAGTGACACCGAACGGAGCTCTATTCAGAACAGATAAACAGGGGTTTCTTCCAGAACTTCTAGAAGAAATGTATGACCAAAGAGTTGTCTTCAAAAATAAGATGATTCAGAAACAACAAGAACTCGAACTCATTGATAAAAATGATACGGTTAAAAGACAGAAGTGTGAGTATGAGATTGT